CGTAGTATACATAGCATCTCCCAATGCTCTACCGTTCGGAACGTTCCATATAACACCCTCTATGGGGAAGCTTGGAACATACCGAACCATAGGAACTTCTAATATTTGGAACGTATAGAGGTTGGAATGTTCCTAGTTCCGTATTAGTAGTGTTCCGAAAGGTAAGTGTTCCGTATATTGGAGAGCTGCGCTTTGAGCGGGAACTCTGCGCGTTGCGCTTTGTGAGGGGAACTTAATAAAAGATGGAACTATAGTGTTCCAGTATTAAATAGATATATGGACGAATTAAGTGCAACTAAATACGCAGCTAAATATTATACTGGAGTATTACAGGATTTAAATAAGATTGTTTGTAAAGCAGCAATTGACAGGAACATTGACCTATCTGTAGAGCAATTGGAACTAATAAAGGAAATATCTCATAACGCAATTAAGCATGCTCGCGAGCGCGCTAACAGTTCCGGAGACTTACACAGTCGGTACTAGGTCAGGAACATCTCTATATTAGGAACCCTGATATAATATAGAGGTAAGATGATCGTTATAAAGCTAAAGTGTGATAAGAAGATACGGGAACGTTTCAAGTATTATGGTATTGATAAGCGTAAGTTAGAGAACTTCCTTATGCTCCATACTAATAATTTAGTTAAGACGAGGAAGTGGTGGGTGCATGAGATTAAAGTAAAGGGTATAGCTGGTGCTAGTTCTCAGTACTTTTGGAACGAAGATGAGATAGAGGTAGCATTGAAGTGTGTTGATTGTTCCTCTAAGAAGCAAAGACGTATATACTTCCTTCAGAGTCTGGTGCACGAGTATAGGCATTGGATCCAGGCTCAGTTACAGCGAGTGGCTGAGAAAAAGATTACTTATACAGAGAAGGATGTAGAGGAACGTAATGCTAACTATTCTAAAAACAAGTACGAGTTGGAGTGTGCGGAATGGGAAAAGATTGTAGAGAGATTTAACGAGTTTATATAAATAATATTATGCAATCATTTAAAGATTTCCACAATCAAGATAATATAGAACATAAAGGCTATACATTTTCTTTTGAAACAGAGTATGAAGATGATAGTACATATAACCATTACACAATTACTACTCCAGAAGGTAAGGAGTTGACAAATGTAGACTTCCAACGCGACGGTATAAAATTACCTAAAGATGATAATGAAGCATTTATAATGGTTAGAGAATTAATCGATAGCGGAAAGATTTAATATGCATAATAAAACTGAAAATGAAATGATTTATGAAAGTTTAAATCAATCAGGCATTGCTTATGATCAGCAGCAAAATACAGGTACTAAGTATAGACCACAACTTGGTAAAGGTAACTATAATCAATTTTCTGGTTTAAACACTTCACTTAAAACTAATGCAGGTGCGATGCCTAGCTTCTCCAGTAATATTTCAGATGAAGAAATTGAAGGTGATGAAGATATGATTGAAGTTAAAGGGTATGGGGTAATGACAGTTCAGCAATTAAAGCAATTGATTGAACGTAGATCAAATGAAATATCAAAATCAATTGCTGATGGTAATTTAAATGTAGGCAATAAAGCAGACATATTAAAGTTATTTGCTGATACTTACAGTCGTAGAAATAATTATTGATTTTCAACAGACATACGCTATAATAGTGTATGGAAGATAATATAAAACTCACATGGGATGATGTAGATTTTATTGCTAATATGGTTGCAGAAAGTATTAGTAAGAAGAATATAAAGTTTGATACAATTGTTGCACTAGGTAGGGGTGGTTTAATTCCAGGAGCTATATTGAGTTATAAACTTGATATAAAAAATTTACAAAATCTAGGTATCAATACGCGACACCGGATGGATCAACATAGCGAAACTTCGGTGTATCAAAGACCTACTATAACTGGTAATGTATTAGTAGTGGATGATATCAATGATAGTGGTAAAACTTTTGAAGCTGTTAATTCGTTAATTAAATCTGAATACCCAGATATAGGTGAATTACTGTACTGTAGCTTAACTACTAGATATAACACAAATTTTAACGAGAATACTATTTCTGGTAAAATAATCAATACTTCTGATTGGTTAGTGTTTCCTTGGGATAAATAATTAAGTGAGAGCAAAACCTTTTTACTTCGAAATCAAAGACATGGTAACGCAGTTTATTGCTGCGTTTGATGATGTAGTAATAAGCAGATATAATAGAGATAGGCAAGAACAGGATAAGATAAATGTAAGATATATATACGCCCCTAAAGAGAGAGTGATGTATGATATCATTAACGAAAATAAAACAATAACACTCCCAGCAATTGCAGTTAGTATTACTGGTATAAATAGAGACGAAAATCGAGTGTTTAATAAGTTGGATGGGTTTTACTATCAAGGCACAGTTGGGGAGGAAAAGACTTCAACTCATATAAAATCTCCTATACCGGTTAATATATCTTTAAAGGTATCTGTTCTGAGTAGATATCAAACCGATATGGATCAAATTATTAGTAACTTTGTACCATTTTGTAACCCGTATGTTATAGTAAGTTGGAAGGTACCAACTGCTTTTGACTTGACTAACGAGCAAGAAATTAGAAGTGAAATATTATGGGATGGTAATATTTCAATGAACTACCCTACCGAGTTAACATCATCAAAAAAAGCTAGAGTAACTGCTGATACAACTTTTACCATTAAAGGTTGGTTATTTAAAGATGAAGCATCCCCAGCTGGTAATATATATTATATAGACCAGAATTTTAATTTAGAAAATAAATTAGAATATTACGATAATTTTGAAGCTCTATCTGGTAATTCATATACATTTCCTACTTCATCAGGGTTACTTTCAGATACTGAAAGTATTTATATTTCAGGTACACCGACAGTAACCGATATATTTTACAATGGTGTTCAGCTATTTAATGATATAACTCTAACTACAGGGGTTACAGGTAATGTGATATTAAATGGTAATAGATTTAATGATATGACAAATATGTTAGTCAGCACGAATAACAGTTCATTTTATACAAACTTAACATCTATAGGTAATTTTACACGTCAACCGGTTATATCAGGGCAGGTAGTTGATTACACTATTTTGAATGATAATACAATAATAGTTGATACACCTAATATTGATTCAGGTTCTATTAGATTCATACCTTATAACATAGCTGGATACTCATTTAGTGACACAACTTTACACTCGCAATCTTTAAGCACCAATTCTACCTTTATTATTGTAGAATAAATCATAAATAATTACAATGGCAGACCAACAAAATAACGGGCAACAATCCGGTTTCTTCAAAAACATTCTAAATAAATTACCATACCAAACGGTTGATTTCAATAAAGTTCTTAGTGACTTGAATCCAAAATACCAATCATTTGAAGATGTAGGTATGAAAAGAACTGAAGCTTTAGCTAAAAATAGTATCTTTTTTAATAATGAATATAACAATACCGGTACAGGTCAGATAAGTGTCGATGGTAATTATAGTAATTTAGTATACGCTAATGTAGAAGAGAATAAAGGAGGTCGTTTACAAGATTACAGAATAATGGCATCATTTGCTGAGATTTCAGATGCATTAGATCAAATATGTGATGAATGTATTAATAAAGATTCACACGGTAATATCATAAAATTAATATTAAGAGATACAGAACTTCCTAGTGATATTGAGAAAAATTTAACTGATGAATTTGAAAAGTATATAGAATACTTTGACTTATAAAGAAAAGGTTTTGAGTATTTTAGACAATTGCTAGTTGAAGCTGAAGTTTATTTTGAACATATTATACATAAGCAGCATACTGAAGATGGTATTCTTGGTGTTGTACATTTACCGTCAGATTTAATTGATCCTATATATGATAATATTCAAAATATGATCATTAAAGGTTATATATTACGTAAGCCTATTTTTGACCCATCTAAACCAGGTAAGATTGATAAGTTTGACTTTATACCAATGGATGATAATCAAATATCCTATATTAATTCTGGTATATGGAATCAAGATAAAACATTTAGATTACCATATATTGAAAATGCACGTCGTGCATATAGACAATTATCATTAGTTGAAGATTCTATTGTCATATATCGATTAGTAAGAGCACCTGAACGTCTTGTATTTAATGTTGATGTTGGTAATATGGCACCACCAAAAGCTGAAGCATATTTGAGAAAGTTAATTCAAGAGTATTGGAGTAAAAAGACTTTTGACAGTAGTCAGTCTGGTCAAGTTCAAAAGTTTAACCCGCAGAGTATGCTTGATTCATTCTGGTTTGCTAAAAGAGCAGGTTCAGAAGGTACATCAGTTACTCAATTACCCGGTGGGGCTAATCTCGGTGAGCTAGCTGACTTAATGTATTTTGTTAATAAACTTTACAAAGCTTTAAAGGTACCAACAAATAGATTGAACCCGGATTCAACGTTTAGTGATGGTGATCAGATATTGAGAGAAGAGCTTAAATTTGCTAAGTTTATTATACGTTTACAACAACATTTTGCACAGGGTATAAAAAATGGCTTCCTAACACATCTTAAATTAAAAGATATGTTTACGAAGTATGATCTCAAAGCACAGAATATACACTTAGAGTTTAATGTACCAACTAATTTCTATGAAATGAGGGAAAGCCAAAAGTTAGAGCTTAAAGCTGCTAACTTTAATGCATTAGCAGCTAATGAATATATTTCAAATACATATAGTCAAAAGAAATATCTTGGTTGGTCTGACACAGAAATTAAAGCTAATAGAGAGTTCTTACGTAAGGATAAAGAGTTAGAATGGGAATTAGCTCAAATAACTAATGGTGGTCCTAATTGGAGAGATGATTTAGAGCAAGCAGCTGCACCAGGAGGTGAAGTAGCAGGTGGTGATGTAGCTGGCGGTGGTATGCCTCCAGAATTTGGTGGTGGCGCAGCTGATGTTGGTGTTGATGCAGCTGGTGAAGAACCAATCGAAGAACCAATCGAAGAACCTGTTGCTTAATTAGCTAATTAATCTTTCCAGACTAATACTAAACTACCGTGATCTAGGATAGTAATCAACTCACCTGATGTTGGGTTCATAGTTGTATTTAAAAAGTTTTCAAAATACTCAGTAGACATTGCTCCGGTTACTGAAGGTACGACTGTTGCGTTGTAATTAGGTGCTGACATATTATTATTTATTTAATTAATTGAATTTAACAAAGATATATTAAATATTGTTGATGGCTAATTGCGAAATATCTCCAATATCAGGGTTCCAAAGTACCAATCTTAATAATAGAATTGACAGTTTTAGTAGATTAGGTGATAGGGTATTACGTACTCTCGGTCACCCATTTATTAATGTTGAAGTTCATAGAGATCAGCTTTATGAAAATATAAGTATCGCATGCGAATATTTTACAAAATTTGCTGGGTATACAAAAGAGTATCTTATATTTGATAGTGCAATGTATAAGAAAAATTATGGTATAAAATTAGATGAATTATTTACTCTGCAGAATAGTGATACATTTAAAGAGCAAAAAGATTTAAGAACTAGAAATCCAGATTTTACAAAACAGGTAGAAGATAATACAGTTTACATTTCTACTAGTGGTGCTCCTGGTTCATTATTTACAGGCATATCTTCTTTATCTTCAGCTTTATTAAGTGGTATAGATGCATATGATATTTTTACACCTGATTTTTATACTAATATTATCACCGAAGTACCAACAATTAGCTCAATTTTTAAAACGAAAGTTCAAGATAAATTTACAGTTGAAGGTTCTGATAACGGTAATAATGGTCAATTTATCAATAGTTTCGACTACGATGTAATGGATTATAGAAAAGTTGTAGCTATGACAGACTTTGAAGAAGGTTCATCCACTGGTATCAATACTTTGTTTACTATTGAACAGACGATGGCTCAGCAAACTTATTTTAGTTATGCAATGGGTAATTATGGCTTTGATTTAGTTAGTTGGTATGCTATGAAAGATTGGATGGAAACGAGAGAAAAATTATTAGCTACCAGACGATCATATACATTTGATGAAAGAACTCAAATTATGAGAATGTACCCCCAACCTAATGCTGGTAATAGTGATATAAGATTTTACGGTGTCATTGCATGTTACGTAGAAAGACCTATTAGAGATATTATTAAAGAATTATGGGTATATCAATATACATTAGCTCTTACAAAGATGGTAGTTGCTAATATAAGAGGTAAATATGGTAGTGTATCTCTTTTCGGTGGTGGTAGCGTTAATGCTACAGATTTGATGACTCAAGGATTAGCTGAAAAGCAAGCATTAGAAGAGCAACTACTTACAGGAGCTGCACCAGGTCAAGGAGATGCGGACCCTGCTATGTTCTTTGTTGGTTAATCAGTAGCTTGAAATATTTCAATTAGCTTTTGAATTATACCACTTGCATCATTCACATTTAAAACTTCTTTAACTGTAGTTATTTGGACATCTGTTTCAGGTTCTGATTCATAATCGCCATATACATCCTCTTCATCAGTTACTGACAGATTAACTACATTAGTATTATTATCTATAACAGGTGTATCATATGATACTTGATTGATACAACCTGCATCTGTTAATATATTTTCTAAAAGTTGTTTTGTATGTTTTTGTTCTTTACTTCTACCAACAAAATCAATTATCTCACTTTGAGTAAATAACCCTTTTAAACTTGTTATCGGGTTATCATAAGATGCATAACATAGATGAGCTAGATATTTAACTGTTACATCTGCAGTATCTTTAATGAGATAATATGCACCTTTTTTGTTTATAGTAACACCGGTATCAGGGTTTTCATACGCCACTTTAGCTGGTCTCATTAGATTTTTTTGTCTAATGCTTGAATTAGTTATTATCTTTTCTTCAAATATCATAATTATATTTATAGTATGAAAAAGGATAAAAGGTATAGGCAAGGTATATTCAAACCTAATAACAATAAAAAATACATAGGTAAAGGAGATCCTGTATATAGGTCAAGTTGGGAATTAAAGTTTTTTAGATGGGCAGATTTAAATGAAAATGTATTAGCTTGGGGTAGTGAAAATATTGTAATACCGTATTTAAGTCCTATAGATAATAAGGTGCACCGTTATTTTGTCGATAATTTTATAGTTTTCTTAGATAATAAAAATAATAAAAAGAAATTTTTAATAGAAATAAAGCCAAGTAAACAAGTTGAAAAACCATGCAGCACTAAAGGTAAAAGAAGGACGACTATATTATATGAACAAAAGACTTGGGTTGTTAATCAAGCTAAATGGGTAGCAGCTAAAAAATGGGCAGATAAGAAAGGTTATGAATTTTTAATTTTAACTGAAAAAGAGCTAGGTATAAAATAAAAAATAGTAGTAAATAGTTCCTACTAGTATAAATAATATTACATGAGTTTAAATCTTATAGTTGAATCACCTGCTCCAAAAGAAGAGTTTGAATATATCGTCGAAGAAGGTAATTCAAAAGGCTCTCAAAATTTCTTTATTAAAGGTCCATATATGATGGCAGAAGATGTTAATAGGAATAAAAGAATTTATTCTCTTAACGAAATGCAAACAGAAATTAAACGGTATGAAGATACAATGGTAAGTACCGGTAGAGCAATGGGTGAGTTAAATCATCCAACCACAGCTGATGTCGATCTAGAAAGAGCATGCCACCTAGTTACGGAAATGACACAAGATGGTAATGTATTTTACGGTAAGAGTAAAGTTCTTTCAACACCGACTGGTTTGATTGTCAGGTCACTTATTAATGATGGTGTCAGAGTTGGTATGAGCTCTAGAGCTTTAGGCCAGTTAATTCCAGAATCAGGTCAAGATGGTGTTAGCCGTGTTCAAGACTTTAAATTAGTAGCTATTGATTGTGTAGCTGATCCATCGTTTCCGAAAGCTTTTGTAAATGGCATTTTAGAGAGCAAGCAATACGTTGTTAATGCATATGGTCAGTTCGAAGAAGCTTATGATACTTTTGAGAAAAACATATCAACAATGCCTTTAAAAAATAAAGATGCATTTCTTAAAGAAAACATTATTAAATTCCTAAAAACGTTATAAATAATTAATATGTTAGATGTAAAGACAGATATTAGGAAATTTATCGGTAATGTAATGAACAAGGATTACCAGAATGCAAGTAATAATTTATCTGAGGTAATTGATCAGAAAATTAAGCAGCAAATCATAAATAATAATATAAATATTTTTAACCATGAGTAATATTAAAACAATTCTAAAAGAAGCAACCGGCGGAGCACTTAACGATGAAGTGTTATCTGAAATTGAAAACGTCTTTGAACAAAAAGTCAATGATAAGGTTGAGCTTCATGTTGAACAAGCATTAAATGATCAAGATGAATTATATTCTGAAAAGCTTGAAGAATTGATTGTTCATATCGATAATGATCATAGTGCTAAATTGAAGACAGTAGTTGAAGCGGTAGATGCTGATAGAGCTAATAAGCTTAAAGCAGTTATTCGTAAGTATGAAACAACATTAACAGAAGATGCTAATGACTTTAAGGAAAGCTTAGTAGAAAGCATTTCTGATTACATCGACGTTTATATCGATGAAAAAATCCCAGCTTCTAGCATTCAAGAAGCAGTTAAAAATACCAAAGCTAAGAAGGTATTAGAAAATTTAAGATCACACCTTGCAGTTGATAGCGCTCTTGAAAAGGAAAGCGTTAAAGATGCAGTGTTAGATGGTCATAATCAAATCAATGAAGCTTCTTTGAAGCTTGAGTCTGTTCTTAAAGAGAACGCCGCAGTAAAGAAAGAATTAGATGCAGTTAAATCTGAGTTTATTCTAGAAAGTAAAGCAGCGCAACTCGATGAAAGAGCTAAAAAGTATGTCAAGAAGGTATTATCCGGTAAGGGTGCAGAGTTTATCTCTGAGAACTTCGACTATACTGTTAAGCTTTTCAAGAAAAAGGAAGAGAGCAGGCTCGAGACTCTAAAAGAAGAGGCTTATAGTACAACGGAGAAAGTAGATCGTGTTATACATGAAAGTGCACCGGTTCAAAGTGCATCTAATGACTCACCTTATCTTCAAGAACTTTCAAAGTACTAAGAATTTCCTATATTGTTTAGGCATTCCTGAGTTTCCTGGTTTACGTAAAAACCTTGGGGTCGATATAAAGGAAAAAATCTATTATGAATACAAATACAATTAGACCTTCACAGGCATATATTGATGAATCAAGAGCTTCGTCTCTCCTAGAAAAGTGGGCTCCAGTTCTGGACTACACTTCTAAGAGTGTTGCAGCAATTGAAGATAGTCACACTCGTTTGAATACAGCAATGCTATTGGAAAACCAAGAAGCATGGTGCATTCAAGAGGGTAACACAGCTGGTAACGGCGGTGCTTTCGGTGACGGTGCTTCTATCGGAGTTGGCGGTAACGCTTCCGGTACACCTGGTACTGACAGCTACGCTACTGGCGATGCTCGTCTTCCAAAAATCTTGATTCCAATGATTAGACGTACTTTTCCCGAGTTAATTACAAATGAAATCGTAGGTGTCCAGCCTATGGCAGGACCAGTTGGTTTGCTTTCGCACTTCGTTATAAGTATTCAGGCCAAGTTCTTGGTAACGATATTGACAACAATACCGCTCCTACCCCGAACGTACCTGGTACTATAACATCACTAGTTAATAGTGGAAGCGGAATCGAAGCTGGATACCAAGAGCTATACACAGCCTACACTGGTACATCTGCTAACTACTTAAGTGGTGATGCAGATTCAGAGTTTGGTGCATTCAGCGAAGCTGATAGAGGTGTCGCAAGACTCCTTCAAGACTTCGAGCTCACAGGTGATATTCCAACTATGGAAGTATCCTTTGAGAAGACTGCAGTTGAAGCCGGTACACGTCGCTTAGGCGCACGTTGGTCGGTAGAGCTTGAACAAGATCTCAAAAACATGAATGGTATCGACATCGATACTGAATTGACAAACGCTATGTCGTATGAAATTCAGGCCGAAATCGACCGTGAAATGCTTATGAGAATGGTTCAAGTTTCTCTCAACGCTGGTAAAGGTGTTGGTTACTCAGTTTGGGCTCCACAGTCCGCTGATGGCCGATGGTTAGTAGAGCGTAACCGTGATTTCTACCAAAGATTAATCATCGAAGCAAATCGAATTGCTGTTCGTAACCGTAGAGGTGCTGCAAACTTTATTGTTTGTACTCCACGCGTTGCTGCAATTCTTGAAATGCTTCCTGAATTCCAATGGGCACCAGTACAAGGTAGTGTTAATACACAACCTGTCGGTGTTGCAAAAATTGGTAATCTTGGTGGACGTTTCAACGTTTATCGTGACACACGTACAGAAGGTCAGGCACTTAAGAATGACCTTTCTGGCGGTGCAGCGATCAACAGTACTGTTGAATACGCACTTCTTGGTTATAAGGGTCCAGAGTTTTACGACACTGGTCTTATCTATTGCCCATACATCCCAGTTATGGTTCAGAGAACAATTGGACCGAATGACTTCGCGCCACGTGTAGGCTTGCTTACACGTTATGGTGTCGTAGACAATATCTTCGGTGCAAATCTCTACTATCACGTTATCATTGTAACCGGACTCGGACAAGCATTCACTCCTGCTACGCAGAGTGTTTACTTCTAAGCCGAATTAAACGCGGATTAATCCGCTATCTGGTTAACAGATATAGTTTGAGACCTAGTTCATTAATTTGAGCTAGGTCTCTTTTTGTGCGCATTAAAAAGCCGATAACTTTCGCTATCGGCTCTTATATTACTGCTTACTCGTTTTGATATGTATCATCCCAGGATCAACAAGCGGCTTAGCAAACCGTTCAATTAGATCATTGCTTGATGCTCTAACTGGGTTAATATCAATACCACCTCGACGTGCATATAAACACATTACTAAGAGTTCACTCGGTTCGAACGCATCCTGTAAACGTTTATATATACACTCACAAATTTCTTCATGAAAGTGACATTCATCTCTAAATGATATAACATATTTCAGTATACTATGAGCATCGATAGCATTCTTAGATTTAATATGAATAAATACATCACCCCAATCTGGCTGAGAAGTAACACGACAGTTACTCTTAAGTAAGCCAGAGTAGAACTTCTGCTCTACTTCTCTCTTTCGACTAACTGCTTCTAATAAACTTGGATCTTCAGTATATTGAGTATATTCAAGACCCTCAGAATCCTCTAAGAGATCAACATTTAAATAATGCTCAATATCCCATTCATTATCTGGACTACTAGTCTTCTCATTTACATGTACACCACTATGAAATGATACTTTAACATCAGTCTGAAGTAATTCACTTAAATCTCTAGCAGAAATTTCTTCGAAGTTCTTAACTGCTTCATCATTATTATCACCCATTTTAGTCATATTAAAAGAGTTAAAGTATAGTTTAATACTCTTACTCTCAACAATGTACTTACTACTGCATGAGTATACACATTTAACTACACCTGTTACAGGCCGACCATTCTTTAAAAGGAATGAGCATTCATATGCATTCCACGTATCTGAACCAACGAATGGTAAAGCATCATCAAAAATATTGAGATACTCTCTGTTATTACTTCGGGGTTCTCTCACCAGTAAACCTTTATCATACGTACTCTTATACTGAGACGATTGACCAAGATGCTTACTAATATTGCTGTTATCTAATTTACTGTTTGCCATAATTATCAAATGTATTATATATTGTTTCTAACCGTTGTTCAACTGTACCACTTAACCTTACTACATCTATTTTAAAATGAATGATTGCCTCTTCAAAAAGGTTAATGATAGTATCACGAAACTCTTTATTCACACTTCTCTCACCGTCATCTACTAAGGGTATATCAGGTTCTGTATAAAGTATAACATCGACATTACCAATCAATTTACTAAAGAGGTATTAACTATAATTATAAATCTCAATAGGTATTTTTTTTGTCTGATACTGATACATTGTATATATTAACCCATCAAGAATACATCTATCCAATACTACATTTTTACCTTTAAAATCAAGATAATTATATAGATGACTATTTACAGTTAATAATTGAGTATATTCATCACCACTCTCATTAATATCTAACTTATATTTATCTTTTAAACTTCTAGTAATTTCAGGTATAAAGTTAAATTTACGAAAACGTTCATCCAATTGAATTGCCTTTAGTAAAGTAGATTTACCTGTACTTTGAGCTCCTGTAAAACTAATAACCATGACCTATAATACTTTTAAATTGATTAACATTGTAATTTATATTCTCTTGCTCCGTATCAGTAACTTTATGATCAATTAGATCAGCTAACATAATCGATGGCTTTTCGTTTAATCCTAGATCACCATTATATCTAAGTTCCTTAATACCTGCAACAACTGGATTCGACGTATCTACTGATCTAATAGATCTATCACCAATATAGCTTTTGAATTCCTTAGCTAAAGAACAACCTAAAAGGTGGTGAGGTTTATTATTATTCCAAATACCGTCCGATTTTAATTGATTAATCAATCTTCGACGACCATCACACCATCTTTCTAATTTAGTTTTACCGATACCATTTACAAGATAATAACTAAAATCAAAGCTAATTGCAATATAGTCAGCATAGTCTGACATATACTTGTAACAATCTACAATCTCATCATACGTCTTACCTTGAACTGCTCCGATTTTCAAACCTGGTAAGTCTGGATATTTACTAGTAAATTCAGAAAAACTCTTAATTGTGGCATACCCATCCTCTAGTACATCAGGTACAATATAAAAACTAGGTTTTAATTCTTCAGCATATTTAGCAAACTTTTCTGAATCAAAAGACTCACCAAGCTCGAAGATACTATTATCTAGCAATACTTGACGACCTAGTTTAATAGAATCTTTAAAAAACTGATAATATTCTGGGTGAGTTTCAAATAGATGAACTAAAGCATAATCGTAATCATTATACGATCGCGATTGTTCTAGAAATGATATAGGACTTTCATGTGATACATACATACATTAATTATAGTAGTAAAAACTGAATAGTCAAGTAAATATTTATATGCCGCTCCCTAAGCCAAATTTAGATCAGTATACAGAAAAACTTAACAATATCGTACCTACTAAAACGTTAGAATTACCTGCAACTGTAAAGACATCAGTAATTGGAGATACTATAAGTAATGTTAAAGGTGAGTTAAAAGATAAAGTTTGCGGAGCAGTTGATTTAGTCTCAGATATAAAATCTGGTCTATCGAGTTTAGCCACAGACGTTAAAGATATAGATGTCGGTGCTTATATTAATTCTGGAGTTGATGCAGTAAAAGGTAAATTAAATGAAGCTAAGAACTTATTTACATCTGCTAGTGCGGAATTGCAAAAAGGTGCAGCAAGTATTAAAGATGAAATTAAGAATAGTTTAAACGCTTTAGAAGATGAAATTGTACAGCAGGTGGAGAGTGCTAAATTAGCAGCTGCTGGTCTAAAAGATACCGTAAAAGATATAGGTAATATAGGTAACAAATTACTTAAAAATATAACCACTATACCAGATTTTAAAGGTAATTTTTGCGATGAAAAAACTGCTGAAGCTGCAGAAGGTGTTGAAGCTGCAGCACAAGCTGAAATCCCAGTAGTAGAAGTAACGAAGAGTCAAACGAAATCTTTATCCAGAGTATCTAGTTTAGCTGGCCCTATGACGGAAGAAGAAGAAGCAGCATATTTCGCTGGTCAAGCAATTATACCTACTAGGTTTATAGCGACTATAATGGAAATAGATGACTATTACAATTTTTCACCATATGAAATGTCTAACTATTTTGCTATACAAGAATTTGCAAAAAAAGAAGCTGCAGCAGGTTACCCGGAATGGGTCGGTGATAACGGTACAAACATTACTACTTATTTTGCACAAAAAGCATATTATATGGATGTAGCTAGATCAAGATTACCAAATCCTAGTACTGTCAGTGCAATTACTTTACTAGCTCAACAAATATTTGAAGAACGTTTCGGAAACATAACTGATAGAAAATGGATATAATATAATGAAAGAATATAACAGTACATATATAGGAATCGTCGTTCAAAATAACGATCCAGATCAAAGAGGTAGAGTTAAAGTCTTTGTACCTCATATATCTGGGACGGTTTACAATAAATGGATAGAAGATAAAACAGATAAAAAATATAAATTTATCGGGTTTAATATTGATTCAGATTTGACACCTATTTTAGAGGATTTAAAATTAATTTTACCATGGTGTGAAATATGTTCACCTTTAACTAGTGAAAATAGTTCAGGTAGGTTTAATAATTTTAATTACCATGCTAATACATCTGATGGTAATTTTTACTCTAATTTCGCAGCATCATCTGGTTCTAAACCTGGTTCAGTTTATGAAAATGCAAACGCTAGATTAGAAGACGCATTTACAGGAGATATTAATAATGTTAATAATCCGAACCCGTATAGTTATATGTATAAACCGACGACATATACCAACGCAGCAAAAGGAGTATTCGGAGTACCAGCTGTAGGTTCACACGTATATGTATTTTTTAGAGATGGTAATCCAAACTTTCCAGTTGTAACAGGTGCTAGCTATGGTTCAGATGATTGGAATGGTATATACAATGAACCTCAAGATTACCCTGGTAAGTTCGAAAATTATCCTGAACCTTTAACTAAAGTAGATCAAAATATTGAAAATTACAGAAACAAATATGTACTCAATCAAAAAGGAGGTACTTTTGAAATTATCAATTCTGATTTAAATGAAAAAATTAAATTAACCCATTATAGTGGTTCATTTAAAGAATTTAATAATAATGTTAATATTGAACTAGCTACAAAGAATGATCAAAAATTGGTTTTAAATGATAGTTTCGATACAGTTCAAGGATTTAAAAATTCATATATTGGTAAAGATTTTGATGAAATTATTAAACGTGATAAATATAAAAAAGTTGGTACTTTAAATACTGAATATTTCGATAAATGGAAAGAGATTGTAGCTGTTATACAAAATAACAAGCAGTTATTTGAAATCAAACGTACAAATAATAATAATATACTCAACTCTAACGGTGCTATAATGGTTAAGCGTAATAGTACTGAACAGTCAAGGGCTGGTAAGTTTATAAATTTTCCAGTTACTGATGGTAAGTATGAATATAAAGCTTTAAAAAATGAAGATATACAACCTGGTAACGGTTTTGGTAAATTCTCTACTAGTACATTTGACGGACCTACAGGTATGAATGATTTAAAAACTGTAGCTCAACCAACAACAACTGCGCCTATTGTTTCAAGGTGGGTAAATGAAAGTGGTAGAGATTGGTTAAATGG